TATGACTTTAGAAAGGCCAGGAAGTCCTAAACCTAGACCTGCTGCTGAAGTTCCTAAATTACCTTCTGAACAAAATAAACATAACTCAGACAAAAGAAAAAGTCAGAAATATAGGACAGAGACTATAGGAAATAACATAACTGGTATTTTTGGCGGGATAAGCCAACAGTATAAAAAGATAGTACTTGCTAGATCTAGATATTCTGAAACTAAAACTGTACCGAGTTATAAAAAACCTCAAATACTATTAGATACTGATAGGATAACTCTTAATGCTAAGAAAGATAGACTGTTTTTATTAGGTAAAAAAAGAGTTATTATAGAAGGTAGAAAGATACAATTAACGACAGACGAGCATAATGTAGATTTTGATGACTTAGTTAATAGAGTACAGGATTTAGCTAGAGAGCTACATAGACTTACCTCTGCTCAAGCTTTTTACTCTACAGTATTTGGACCTACAGGACCTGCTACTAACTTAGCAGAAGTACTTAGAATACATATTTTATGTCAAAGATGGCATTTAGTTCCTCCATCTTTATTCCCTAGTATACCCAGTTTCTCTTTACCTAATTACGATTTTGGTATAAACTCGGTTACTCCTAATATAATACTCAAATTCTTAAGATTAGCCACATCAGCTTCAGAAGCGTTAGCTAGAGCTAATGCTATAAATTTTGCAAATTCAGAATTAGGAGTAGATATAAACCAAAATTACAATGCTTCTTTATTCTCAGGTGGAGTAGGATCAAATAATCCAGACGGAAGTAGCAGTTCTGGTAATCAAGGAAGCTCTAATAGTGGAGATGGTATGCCTAAAGGAGGAGGTTGCGGATCTTTATGTGGTCCAGACGGTCTACCTATAGAGCAATCTGGTTCTGGAATTACCCAAACAACTTCCAGTATAACTCCAATCGTACCAGAGTATCCAGTAGAAGAACCTGAAGTTATAGATCTTGAAATTACTGAAAGTTTAAGTATAGACAATAAGGATAAAGAATGTTCTGGAGTTGTATACGAGTTTACTGGCGATATGTTTGATGGCTTAACAGGAGTTACCAAACCTACTAAAAAAGATATAGTTCTTTTAATAGGGCAAAACCAAGAGTGTTCTGGATGGTATATTCTAGAGCCTGGAGAAGAAGAAGAGTATAATATACCTGAAAATGGACTAATAACTTTAGATACATTAGCAGATTCTGATTGTATATCTAGAGGATTATCTAATCAGGTGTGTAATAAAGATTCGTTTATTGTGAATACTAGTATTAAAAAAACCGATAAACTGGTTAAAATAATTAAAAATTAATCTATTTATATAAAAAAGTTTTACGTAATGAAGCCTAATGCAGAATCTAAGATTAGAAAAATTATTAGAGAAGAGCTTGATTTTTATTTTTCAAAATTAAGTAACAAATTAGACGAAATATCTAATAGTAAAGGAAGTACCTTATCAGAGTATAAGACTGAGATTTCTAAGGAAGAAGTATCTTCTCAGCGAAAAAAACTTAGAAGTAAATTTGGAACTTTAATGAGTAGTATTTCAGAAGGCATAGACTTAGAAAATGTGCCTAATGTTGGACTGACACCTGAAATGTTAGAAGGAAATAAAAAACTAGAGCATCTTCAAGATGTCTTTACCAAAGACTACAGTCAACTTATTAAAAAAATGAATGAAAGATAATGGCCATACCTACAGTATTTAAATCTTATGAAGTAGATAATTTTCCAGACAAAGCTGTTGGAATACTACTTCCTTTTAACGGTAATGCAGATACTGTAGATGTAAAAAAAGGCAATAACTATTTCTATAAAAATAGAGGAGTAAAAGATGTTAAACCTTTTAAATTATCTTATTCTACAGAAGAGCAAGCAATAAGTAATCTTGTTAATTTACTTTTAACTAGAAAGGGTGAGAGGTTAATGCAGCCAAACTTTGGATCTATGATACCAGAGTTTTTATTTGAACCTAATTCTAAAAAAGGAAGAGAGAGACTAAGATTGTCGGTAGAGGAAGATATAAACTTTTGGCTTCCTTATATAGTAATAAATAATATAAGCGTTTTAGCAGAGCAAGATAGAGCATTTCCTGATAGCTATGCAGAGCATAATGCTATTGTTAAAATAGAGTTTCAAGTTACTGAGCTAGGAGCAAATATGACAGTTACAGTATTTTTAGATGGAGCATCAATTAATTTTGAAGTAGCATAATATGAGTTCAAGACTATTAACAAATAATATAAGAAAGCAAGTAAAATATCTAAATAAAGATTTTGGAGGTTTTAGGACTGAACTTATAAACTTTACTAAAAATTATTTTCCAGAAACTTATAATGATTTTAATGAGTCATCTCCAGGGATGATGTTCATGGAACTAGCTGCTGCGACTGGGGATATTTTGTCTTTCTATACTGATATACAATTAAGAGAATCCCTACTGATAACAGTTGAGGAAAATATAAATTTATACAATATAGCTCATTCTTTAGGGTATAAGCCTAAGTTTATAACTCCTGCCTCTGTTGATTTAGATATGTTCCAGTTAGTTCCTTCCAGAAATTCTGGAGCAAGTACAATACCTGACTTTAGATATGCTCTACAAATAGAATCAAATGCAGTAGTTACAAATGGTAATGGATCTGAGTTTAGGACTATAGATAATGTAGATTTTTCTTATAGTTCATCTTTAGACACTACAGAAATTACAGTATACTCTCTAGATAGTTCGGGAGAGGTAGAATACTTCTTATTAAAGAAGAAAGTAAAAGCTGTATCTGGAAATATAAAGACAAGAACCTACGAATTTACAAACCCAAAGCCTTATGATAAGATAGTACTACCTGAAACAGATGTGTTAGAGATAGTAGATATATATGATTCTGATGGCGATAGATGGTATGAGACTCCATATTTAGCTCAAGACTTAATACCTATAACAGTCCCTAACCTACCTTACAATGATGCACATTTAGCTAAATATAGAACTACAGCACCATATCTCATTCAGTTTAAGCAGAGCGAAAGGAGGTTTGTATCTAGACTTAGAGAAGACAATTTAACTGAAATACAGTTTGGTTCTGGAGTTAGTGCTGAATATGATGAAGAGATTATACCTAATCCTTTTAATGTTGGATTTGGACTTGATTATTTTGAGAGGGTGGTAGACTTAAGTATAGACCCTAAGAACTTTTTATACACAAAAACATACGGCAAAGCACCTTCTGATACTACTTTAACTATAAGATATACTACTGGAGGTGGAGTTGGAGATAATGTCTCAGCAAACTCTCTATCTCAGATATCTTCTATAAATGTCACAACTCCGCAATCTAATCTAGATTCTGTAACTTATAGTGCAGTAGTAAATAGTGTTGCTGTTAATAACCCTCACCCAGCAAGAGGAGGTATTTCTAGTAGAAATGTAGAGGATGTTAGAAGAGATGCGTTAGCTAATTTTGCCGCACAAAATAGAGCTGTTACAAAAGAAGACTACATTGTAAGATGTTATAGCATGCCTGCAAAATATGGGGCTATAGCTAAAGTTTGCGTGGAGTTAGATGACCAAATAGTAGATGATAATATAGATAATAGGGATAGAAATTACTTTGGTATAAATTTATACGTATTAGGTTATGATGAGAATAAGAACTTTTCTGCAATAAATGATGCGGTGAGGTTCAATCTATTAAACTACTTAAAGCAGTACAGAATTATGACAGATTCTGTAAATATAAAAGATGCTCATATTATTAATATAGGAGTAGATTTTGAAATAATTGTAGATCAAACTTATAATAGTAATGAAGTTCTTTTAAAATGTATAGACTCTTTAAAAAATTACTTTAATAATGAGAAAATGGGTATAGGTAAACCTATATTTAAAAATACAGTTTTAAAAGAAATTTCTCTTGTAGAAGGGGTTTTGTCTGTTACTAGTTTAGAATTTTTTAATCTTTACGACACCTCTAAAGGATATTCTGGTAATGTATATGATATCGAAGCTGCGACTAAAAGAAATATTATATACACTTCCTTGGATCAATCTA